TTTTTTGTAGTCATCAGGGAAATCGTAATTGTAGAAGCAGTCATCATCCGTACCCGGTAGATACATTCCTCCAAAATAAGCCGTGTTCTGTGGGCGTATTACATCAAAGCCAGTACCAGGGTTAAGGTACTTCGGATACAATGTTGGATTCTCCTTAAGGAAGTCACGCAATCGCTCCGCATAGTATTCCGCCTTATCTCTGTAACGTTGCTCTATCTGTGTCAATTCACCTGTTGTGATAGGTGTTGCGTTTTCAGAGTTGCGAGATGCTACTGACTTGTTCATGAACTTAAACGTCATTGGCAACATCGACTCGGTAAGTGAGTAATATTTAAGACAAGGTGCAATATATGAATCTAACAAAGTGGTGTTATCGCTTGTTAGTGTACCGTTGTAGGCTTGGTCTTGCAACTCATCGTATATACCCGAGCCTATTACATCTCTAATGTAAATCTCCTGAGCCTCTTTAATTGCTGCCTTGAGAAGCTTCGGATCAACATTTTCGTTGATGGGTGAGTTGTCCTGTAAATAGGTCGTGCTGATAAAATATACAAAGTTAGCCATTGATTCTTCTTCTTAATAATTGTGGTTGCCAAATGTGTCTGCAATATGGAACGTGAGTGGTTGTGCCTTTGATTGTCATCCATCCGCCTCGTCTTTTCCATGCTGAATAACCTGGGTCATTATACTCTCTTGCAAGTATCACAGATATTTGGTCTATTTCTTCACGAGTGTAAACTCGGTTGAGTCTGATCATCCTCTGACAGAAATCACGAGATGTAGGTATCAAATCGCCTCCGCTAATACCCGGTGCTTTCTCGTATGTGTAACGAGTCACAATCTCTGTTCCTACATTAGAATTTTCTAAAGTGGTTGTTCCTTCAGGTGTTATTCTGAAGCCATCGTCAACAGATTCAATCAAGCCCCTCTGTGCCATGTCGTCAACCTCTCGCATTATCTCCTCCACAGGCTTCTGAATGTTGTTAGAGAGCGTTTCTAAGGTTATGCCCTCGTTAGAGTACAACCACTGCAAAATCATCGCTTGTAGAGCATCTCCGAACTCCAACGGTACAGACTCAAAATTGTCAGCATCTTCACCGAACTCAGCAAAGACTTTTAAATCTTTGTCGTCATCCCATCCAAAAGGATTCTCACAACTCTCACATTTTACTTGTTCAGACATTGCTGTTGTGGCTGACATACCCAATTCGATTCTTGCCTCATCTCTGTCGATGATGCCTTTCTCAAATAGTTCAACGTAGTCAAGTCCAATCGGAGGCTTGTTCTTAGTTTTAAGCTTTACAGGTGTAATGTATTTGAAAATAGAACTCAAGGCTCTATCCATCTGATTCTGTCTTGGCTCAATGTAAGAAGTTTGGAACGCTTCAAACGCTTCAATCAATTCGTTACGCCCTCCAAGTTGCCCCTCTGTCTTAATACCGAAAAGCATTGGAGAAGTAACTCGGTGAGCCATCAAAATCTCCTCTTGAACTGTGTTGTTGAGAATGTCAAACTGCTTGTCAAAGTCTGAAGGTGCAAGGTTGTTAACTACCGATGGGGTTTCATTCGGGTCATTGAACTGAATGATGATGCTTCCAGCGTTGTCTGTTCCGCTAAAGTTGTCTTTAAATCTTCTGATTGTCTGACGAGCTTCTTCTGGTGACGGAATGCCCTTGAATAATTGTAAAAGCGTCTGAGCAGAAAAGCCCGATTTGATAGAATTAAGATGGAAGTTGGCAATCTCTGTATCTATCTCGATGTACTTAAGAGCTGACTGATACGGAGCTGTTGGATACTCGCCACATCCTGCCTTGTACATCTTGAAATAAAATACTTGCTTACTCTCTCTCGTGTTAGGATTCCACGCAAAGTAATGGTCAGGCTTTACTTTCCTATCACTCCAATCTTCAGCATACAAATAATGCCCATCTAACGAGTGACGGACATTCTGAAACGGCAAGTGATAAATCTCAGCTATTTTAGTTTTGGCTTTGTTCCAAATGATTTCTAAAGCGAACCCATCAAACAATTCAAGGTCTTGAGCAATCTTTGATTTTAGGCTGTCAAAGTCCTCGTATGCGTTAATTGAATCAAGAGCGTCATTTGCCTTTGCAATGTCCTCTGTGTTGTATGCGATTATCTCGGTTTTATCACCGGCTATAAAGTCAGCCTTTTGAGTTATTATTGCTCCGTGCTTTGGTGAGCTGTTAAACAAGTCAATCAACATCTGAGGATAAGCGTTATCCTGCCCATAAGTCAAGAAGCCTTTTGCTTTGTTCTCCTTGAAAATGGGGATTTTGCTTTCCGCAAAGTTGATCCGTATGAAGTTATTTTCCATCTTTTTTATCTTTTGCAAATATAGAACCCACACCAGCGACGATGAACGCCCCTGCCTCTGTGAGTGTTGCTTTGTTTATTCCAACTAATATCAATGACCCTGTCACCAGTAGAACACCCAAAGCCGTTGTTTTCCAATTCTTAAATATTCTCTCTATCATTTCCCAAAGTGTTTCTCTAAAAGTGAATCGTTTATATCATGCAATCGCTTGAGTTCTATCATGGCTGAATCGTACAACTTTTGACTCTCCTCCATCTGTTCCGCTACTTCATCCTCTATTGTGGGCTTTTCTGTTGACAATGCCAAGATAACAGCGAGTATTCCTAAAATTGCTAAGCCTTTCATATCTTTCCTAATGCTTTGTAGATTTTAATCTCAGTTACCAACGCTGAACAGAGTGAGTCTTGAGTTTTTAACATAGCCGACATTTTCTTCAGTTCTGTTTCACATCTTACAAGACGCTTCTCGCATTGAGCCGTTGCAAGGTTGCTCTGACGTTCTGCTCTGATGTAAAGGGCAGTAACGACAAAAAGCAAAAGGTAGGTGATAGCCTTCTCGCTGTTCTTGGTGAATTGCTCAAATGTCACGGGGAATCTCATATTTCGTCAGGAAAAGGATTGGTGTTAAACTCCATTTCTAATTTAGCAACCCATTCGTCCTCATCTGTGGTAGTCCACCAATTTGGCTGATTAGTATCGGTTACTTGCGTTGGTTCAGTCCATCCGTAAACAAAGTTATCGGTTTTATTAGTCCAAAAAATCCAATACGTTTTTTCTGTTGGGTATGCTATTTCAAAAGTTGTTTCCATTATGCTGGTCCTCCATCTGTTATTGTCCAACCGTATGTGTTAATTAATGAAGTTCTTGCTGCCTCTGCTGCTTCTCCTGAAGTGTATTGAGAGCCTCCAAAGTTAATTGCCCCACTATATGTTGGAGCTTGTGCTTCCCATCCTACTAATAATGCATCGTAGTTGGTTGTTGATAGACCTGTGGCATATTGCATAAAGTTAGTAAAATAAAGGACTTGGTTTATATCCCAACTTGAAATGTCTTGATCGAATGCGTCTGCGTTTTGAAACATATAAGACATATCATATGCGCTTGAGGTATCCCAATTGCTTATGTCTTGATTAAATGAATCTGCACCACTAAACGTATTATTAAAAATTTGAACGTTTGAAACATCCCAACCACTTATGTCTCGATTAAAGGCATGAGAGGTAGATGAACGGAACATTGACTGCATATTAGTTACTTGAGATGTGTCCCAACTTGATATATCACCATTAAACAAATTTGCACGAAAAAATAAACTTTGCATATTTGTTACATTAGAAACATCCCAATTTCCTATTTCGGAATTAAAATTTGAGCAATCTCTGAAGTATTCTAAAAGACTTGTACTTGTAATTGTAGGTGCATCGGTAGCAGTTGCAGTTAAATTAGTGCAACCCCTAAAGCCTGTATCTACACTAATATTTAGACCAGCCCAATTCTCAACATTGCCCATCTTTAATTTATCACCACCATTATTGAACTGCCATCCTAACAAATCACCCGTAATATTAATAGTGTACGTTCCCGAACTTGGGTAAGTGTGAGTTACTTCGGGAGCAGTATGTGAAGTGATATTATCGCTTGTGCCGTCACCCCAATCAACTTCAGCGTCTAACCCCGTTGATGTGGTTAAAGGTAACTTAAATTGGTCAGATGCACTGACTCCGCTTTGAGTGGTGTCAACTGTAAACACAAAACCAAAAATCGGTGTTATATCCTCACTACCTATCAACCCCAACTGAGTAGGCAACTGTCCAGCGACTAACTTATCGCCAAATAGTTTCTCGTTGAATCCTCTGAATATCCCGAAATCAGGCATTAATAATCTCCTTTAATTGCAAATATATTAACTCCGTCAGTTTGTGCAACCGTGATTCCTACCAATACCTTCTGACCGCTTTTGAGTTGCAAGTCAGAGTATGCAGTCACTTGTCGCTGAGATGTCACCGTTGTAGATGCAGTAACAGCCTCCATTGCAATCTCATCGTACAATTTAGGATTTGCCCCTGCTGTGTCTGTTATGAAAATTAAAACCAAACAAGCCGTGTTATCTCCTCCAACCTTTGCCCCTATTTGAGTGATTTTAGTGCCGTCAGTTGCTGCCGTTAGTAGGTCGGATAGGTTAGTAGTCGTTGCTCCTGTTCTGTCAGTAGTCGCAGCCGTTACCGTTACGATTGCCGTTTCGGGAGTGAGTGCGAATATGGGTGATGTGTTTGCCATTAGTAGTTATAAAATAAGTATAAGTCACCGCCCGTTGAAGGTGGTATTTCTAAATTAGTTAAATTGCTTCCGTC